CTGCAGGTCGTACTCGGCTAACGTCCCATCGGGGAATTTGACCTGAATAGAGCAGCGATACCAACTCCCTAAACGATTTCGCCCATCCGATTTTTGAATCGTCAACATTAATAACTGTGTCTGTTTCATGAAACTTCTCCGCAACTTCAGGTAGCTTGGCTATGTACTGTCGTTCAACACTGAAGCCTACACCAGTACCACACATGAGGACGTACATCATTTCATCGAATGCTTTAGGGTGGTCGATAGGTAGATAGCTACAATTAAAACCTGCTACGTTGTCACGGTCTAGTGCTTCTCCTGCGGTCATCAAGGCTCTCATGCTGGGCATAACATCTAACTCATGTATAGCTTTAAAGATGTCAGATACCTCAAAGTCATCAAGGTCTGCTTTGTCTACCCAGTAGTTAACATAACGATTAACTGTTTCTTCCCATGTTTCTCGTCGTTGCTCTTCTGCATTGTAACGTGCGTAGCGTGACTTGTGTATGTACTGTTGATATGCGTCCATTAAGTTATCCCTAAAGTTTCGTGTACTATTGCGGCCTGTGCCAATCCAAGAAGTAAGTATACACCATCTGGGTATTGCTCTGTAGCGGTGACTTCAAATACCTCTCCGTCTTCGTACATAATAACAACACACTTAACTGGTCTTTCTTCTTCCTCATACTCAGAGCTTCTTATAGCTAGTGCTGAAAGAAACTCAGATGTTTTAATGCTTGTGTCTTCTTTCTTTCCAAACGTACCTTCTACTATCTTCACTGTATCTCTCGCTGTATTAGCATCTCAATGTAGTGAATAGCTTTACGTAAGTCTTCTACTCCGTTCTTATCTTTCCAGCGAGTAATGTATTTGACTGCGTTGGCCTCGCACCAATCCAACTTGTTCGCAAGAATAAAATCAACTGGCTGTATCTCGTACCTGTTGTAATGGTCACCACCTACCTGACGTTTGATAGCTGTGTCGTTAGGGTGGTATAGCTTGCCATAGACTGTCTTACTGGCTGTGTTCCATTCTTCTGGTGTTGCATCGTTAAGACTCATGCCTTTCCTCCAAATCAAACTTCCAACTGTTAGTGTTTACTTTATCAGAGAAGCGTTCGACTAACTCTTCTGATGTTATCTCTAAGGCTTCCATGATTGTTATCTCATCATACCTTGAAGCAACACGTTCTAGTATCTCATCAAGAGTTAGCACCGTACTTCCTCCGCAGGTAAGACATAGACACAGGCATCTCATCAAACGTGCCGTTGTCTACCTCGTTGAATACCCACAGCCCAGACCATGATCCGTTAGTTTGTGGGTTAAGATACTCCTCATCATGCTGGTAGTAGATACCTGCAAACAAAGATGTCATTCGTTGTCCTGCTGCGTTTCTGTCAAAGGCAATGTCTCTGTCTTGTACGTGTCCCATGACGCATGACATATGTTTCTTTTGGAGCAGTAGCTTTGCATTAGTGACTGCGCGGCCCATGACCCCGCTAGTAAAAAAGTGACAGTAAGCAATGCCGTCCACAATAACTGGCTGAAGAAACGGATATACTTCCCAGCCTCTGAGATTAAGATCCTCATAACTCATTAGCCCTTCTAACTTGGCATCGTTTTCTACAGCACGTTCTACTCTGTGTTCATGGTTACCAAGGGTAAAGATCAAGCGTGGCTTCCATACCTTCTTCTTCATCCTACGCATACGTGACTGCTCTGATCTAATGCAGTCCATGAACACCTGCATAGCCTCGTTGCCAGCCTCTACGTCAGCAGAGTAACGCCTGCCTTCAAAAGACTTTTTACCTACATCGTATGAGGATAACGAGGGAAAGTCCCAATGATCTCCTAGATGTATGATGGTGTCAGGTTTAACTGCTGCTGCGTAACGCCCTGCCCAAATCATATGGTCAATAGGATGATCTGGTTTTATTTGTGTATCAGGTATTACTAGGTGTCTCATCCTTTCCATCCTCTAGGTATCGTGTCAAGAGTGTACCAGCGGAATCCATGCTTGTCTGCCCACTCTTCCATTGTGTAACGTGTACCGTCTTTTCTTCTTCGTGATCCCGGCATTGGGGTGTTGGCTCGTTGGAAGAGAAATACCAACTCCTCCGTTGGGCTAAAGCCTTGCGCGATGATGACATACTTACGTGCCTCCTCTGATGTACGGAACCTACCCTTAGCTTCTATGTACACGGTCTTGCTTTGTGTAGTGTAAACAAAGTCAGGCTCATAGTGCTTAGGAACAATGTAAAAGATACGCTGTTCTGGGTGGTACTCACAGCCCTGCATAATCTCATGGGCTGCTTTCTCAAACTTGGAATCATATTTCACTTGGCTTCTCGTACTTATCATCATGTGAACGTAACAGGTACAGAAGTTGTAAGCTTTCTAGTAGCCTGTCCTCATCCAGTTCATTGTCCCAATAGTGAGTAAGACAAGTACTGTAACACTCCCACTCTGTTGTACACGGGTCAATGATCTTGTCAGCTTTCTTAGGGCCGATACCATAGATACCGGGAATGTTATCAACACGATCACCCATCAGTGCCTGCTTGTACAGCCAGCGCATAGCATCATCAGGTAAACTTGAGTTTACTTTTTTCTTGGTGTAGTCATACATAGGACACGGTACTTGCTTGAAGTCTTTGTCCAACGAACAGATGATTGCTTTGTGGTCTAGCTCAGTGGCTTTCATTGCGATAGCATCATCAGCTTCCATGCCGTCGACAACCTGTGCGTTCCAATCACTGACCATATAATCACGTAGCAGATTCTTGTGTACAGGTACGCGCTTCTCAGAACGATTACCTTTGTAGGGTAAAGTAACAGCAACCTCATCCCTGAAGTTGCCCTTACCTGTTAAGTAAACAATACTGGATGTATAGTGTTCAGACAAATCCATGACCATCTCGGACAGGTAGTTGTCTAGGGTCTGCACTGCAACGTCTTCACTTTCCTCGTCACAGGCAAACCCTACACGATACACCAGCATATCACCATCAATCAGTATCACAGAGCGTCCATCTCTTCGATCTCAGGTGCGTACTCTACTACATCACTAACTACAAGTCGCTTGAGCGTGGCACTACGACCTTTCTTCTTGAGGTATTCCCAATCGTAGTAGCCGATGAGACACTTAGCTTTGGAACCATTACCCACCACGACTCCTGATTCTGGATCGTCTGTCTCATCTCTTGGGGTTCGTCCTTTGATGAGCAGTTCTGATCCTTCTGGGGTGAAGGCTCGGTACTTGTTGTTGGATTTACAGGTGATGTAGCTACCACGATCATCTCCCTTGTTGTGGATGTTAAGTCCCATGTCTTCCAACGCAGTGATAGCAGCGCTAGATAGATTGGCAAGATCAACTGTGTACTTACCTGCTAACTCATTCTTGTGAGTCAGGTTAGGCCAATACAAATCACAGTTAACCATTACATTGGGTGCTTGGTCTGACATATAGCATTTCTCCTGCTAGTTAAACTTACACTAATATTATACCACATAAAATAGAATTAAGCTAGTGGGTATCTGCCCAACTATTACCAACTCTATACTCTCCGTCTAACGGACAGTTCAGTTGCAGAACTTCGCCTGCGAATACCATTGAGTTAACACACGACTTGCCTATGAAGTCTGCGTCCTCTGGGCGGCACTCTATCTGCCACTCATCATGTACCTGTGCTACTAACTTAAAGTCTACGCGAGCCAGTAAGTCATAAAGAATAATGATTGCTTGCTTCATAACGATAGCACCTGCACCTTGGAGTAGCGTGTTCAGTGCGGCGTGTGCTGATCGTACTCGTATCTTTCTACCGTCTAGTCCGTCTAAGAAACCAGACTCACAATCCTTTGCCACCTTCTGCCGTAGCTCTGCCAGTGCTGGTGTGTTCTCTAAGAACCTGTGCTTCAACGCCCTGCCTGCACCACTAGTAGAGCCTACGACACTGCCTATCTTGGCATCCCCTGCACCGTACAAGAAAGCATAGATGAATGTCTTAGCCTGATCTCTTGTTGCTAGTCCTGCTGCTTTCTGGTTGGCGGTGTGGATATCACCTGTAAGGATCTCGTTGGTGTAGTCGGCATCATCCATGTAGTGTGCAAGCATACGTAGCTCAAGCCCACTAGCATCAGCACCCACAAGGACACGATCTTTAGGAACAGTAAACAACTCTCGACATTGCTTGCCATACTCAGCCCTTACAGAAGGAACTTGAGCCATATTAGGTTGTGAGTGTGCCATTCTTCCGGTAACCGCTCCAATGTGACGCACTCGCCCATGTATTCTGCCACCTTCTCTAACTGCTTGAACCCACGAATCAACTTGCGATGCTCGTTTTTGACAGAGAAGATAACGGAGTATAATCTTCGCTTCGGGAATATGAGTCTGTTTTTTAAGCGTAGCCTCATCGACCTTTGGTTTTCCTGACGGAGTGAGTTCCTTCCACACTGCACCTTTGCTAGTAAGACGATCTGCAATTTGTTGTCTACTGCCGACATTGAATACCGTAACTTTGTCCTTGAGTCTCTTCTGTGTTTTATCACTGATCCTCTCCTCTACTATTGGTGGGAACACTTGTTGTAAATCAGTTTCAATCCTGTGCATACGAGTAGTCAGTTCTTCGTACAGTTTTACTGCACCGTCCCTGTCAAACTCAAAGCCATTGTCTTCCTGATCCTTACATATGAAAGCGATGCTGTGTTCTAGGTCAACACACTGCTGACTAAACTCTCGCATCTGCATCTGTACCATGAGCGCATTGTGTAGCTTCTCAGTCACATCAACGTCACGCTTACAGTACTCAATCATCTCATCAGACAACACATCCCACTCACTGTGGTCACCCTTGGGAAAACCAAGATGCATACCCCACACAGCTAGGCTATGTCCTCCTTCTCTGTCTGGGTGAAACAAACGAGACAGTACTAACGTATCAAGAACTCGCTCGCTAGGTACACTGATGCCCCACAGTTTACGCATAACAGGCAGATCGTAACCAATAAGATTGTGTCCACATACTTTGCCACCTTTTGCCAGTTCATCAATCAAACTCCTTTTAGATAAGTGAGTCAAGTGAGCTTCGTTCGATCTCTTTGTAACCACGCAGTGTATCTTCGTAGGGTTCAGCCCGTCTGCCTCTATGTCTAAGAACACAGTATTCATAGTAGGCAAGATCACGTTCTTCTCTGGTTGTAAGGTCATGACCACTCTCCCTCATCTGTCTGCTCTGCTCTTGTGTAACTATCCAACGACTCATACTCGACATCTTTGATCTCCTCTAAATCATATAGGTCAGCATAGTCTAGGTTACCTATCGCTGTCAAGTCATCATCAGCGAGGAACCTACTACACTCGTTACATAAGTCTACGAACTCACCACTACCCTCAAACTTTTTAGTCAGTTCGTAGTTGCTCATGATCTTATCGCAGGCTTTACACCTCATTCTATTACCTCAGTCAGTCTGCCTGTGTCCTTGTTGTACATCAGCGCAGTGGCTGGCCCTGTCATACCACTGAACCTGTTCTTCAGAACACGCACGTTGGTGGTGTTGCGTACCATAGGATCTTCTGCCTGTGCATTACGTTCTAATCCTAACACGATGTCACTCAGTTGTGCTATCGCTGCTGAACCACGTAGCTGTCCAAGGCTGGTGTATGCACCGTCCTCGTGTCCCTTGCCTTCAGGTCTGCGTAGGTGTGAGACAATAAACATAGCCACCCGCATCTCCTGACAGAACATACGTAGCTTGGTCATTATTTCGTCGATAGCTTTACGCTCGTCACCATTCTCCTGATCTGACACCAAGATACTGATGTGATCCAGTACGATGTACTTCACGCCCAACACCTTGATCTGATACCTGAACCTAGCCAACACGTTCTCTATCTTGTTGGAACCAAACGTATCCCACAGTACAACACGGTCATCTAGGTTGAGGCTGTCGAACACCTGATCCACCTCTGATGGTGAGTAGTCACAGCCCGGAAGGTGGATAGGCTTGTTGATCTGTAGTCCTACTAGTCCACGCGCTGTCCTGTCTGGTGTCTCCTCAAGGAAGGCTAGTCCTACCCTGTCGTTGGTCTGTCCAAGGATGGAGAACACTAGCTCACGCATGAACGTAGACTTACCCAGACCAGAGCCAGCACAGATTGTGATTAGCTCAGTCGGCCTGATACCAAACGTCATGTCATCTAGTCCCTTGTATGGGTAGCGTACCTCTGCCTCTTCCAATGGATTCTTCAGCGCCTCACGTAGAGAACCCAGCATCACCATACCATCAGGTGTGTAGGTCTTCGCCGCCCACCACCGCTTAACAAACTCATCCTTGTCACTGTTAACTAGGTAGTCACACGCATCCTTATGCTCACCATGATGATAGATCCTAGACTTACCCCCAAAGATGTCGGCACACTCTAATGCAGCAGACCGTCCATGATCGTCGTTGTCAAAGCAAAAGATAATATGATCGTACTGGTCGAGAAAGTCGTAAGCCCTGCGACAATCAGCAGCAGCACCTTGAGCGCCATTGCGAATAGAAACAACAGGGTATTTACCACCGAACATTTGATACGCGGCGAGTGCATCGAACTCTCCTTCCACTACGGTTATGTATTGACCACCAGTAGGGAACATATGCTGACCATACAACCCTGCCTTCTTCCAATCACCACCTATCTTGAACTGCTTGTCAGGATACCTAGTCTTAACTGCCACTAGCTCACCGACAGGATCATGATAACCAAACAGAACATTACCTGCCTTCTGCTGTGCGGAGTACGCCGCCATTGTGGTAGCTGTTAGACCCCTATCCTGATAGCCTTTGTATGGCTCTGTGAAGGCCGCTTTATCACACCCTTGTCCGGGTACTACTCGTTCCTTTATGTCGCTCACAGAGCCTCCTGTGTCCTCTGACGGGGTGAACTTAGCACAAGCAAAGCAATAGCTAGATCCATCCTCGTTATAGGACAACGCATCACTAGAACCACAGTCATCACACTCTTGGTGTAGCTTAACGAATGCCATCAGTGTACTACTCCTTCAGTATTCATAAGTGAATTGTACTTCTTGGTTATCTCATCTTCATCGTACTCTGATTGTAACAGCGCACGTTGTAGCTCGACATACAAACGTATCAATTCAATAGCAGGAACATTCTGCAACTCGTACTCCACTAGCTCTTCGATCATCTGGTCTTTAGTCATATGTAGTTCCTATGTATTAGTAATAGTATTAGTAATAATATTAATACTTAGTTATCTATATAGAGATTATATCACACTTGTTTGAAATGTGCTAGTCCCTCCTGAACTTTATATCTGTGAAAGATTCACCATAATATTCCTCGACAGGTGCATCAAGGAGGTCAACGAACTTGTCCAACAGTCCTGACTTCTTGATCTTCCACAGCGCCTTGTGTTCTATCTGCACTACACGTTGGCGGGAGATGCCTAATGCTTCAGCAACCTCTCGTTGTGACATACCGTGTCTCATATTAGAACCTCATCATTGATTGGTCTTTCATCTTGACTAGCTTGCCGTTCTTAGCACAGTACAGGTCAACAAAGAAGTCATTCTGCATTGCCTTCCTACTCTTGAACACCATGTACGCCACTCCGTCCTCTGGCTTGAAGTCACGCAGTCGTTTCACCACACGATACACAGCCATGCGTCCCGGCTTGTACTCAGTAACTGGTTTGATGTAGTAACTCATTCTCCAAACTCCTCATTTAGTCTGTAGTATACATTGTCTGCCCACTCGTTCACGCCGTAGTCAGAGATCACAACCATAGGCTCCTGCTCTGACCCGTTGTTGTAGATCAACGAGAACCACCCACGTATATTACCATCCATGTCGTAGGATTCTAGCTGATCCATCTCAGTCTGCGCTAGGTTATTCAGGATCTCCATCCTGTCAGAAGACCCATGTACAGACCATTCCTCGGTATCCCAGACAGACACCGTACCTCTGTCCCGCAGGCTCAAGTCCACTAGCCTCTGAAGCACAGGCCGTTCACACGGTGCTGCATACTTGGGTAACTTGGTATCAAACGTAACAATACTCATGCTCTTTCCTCCATATCATCTTGAATAAGATCCATAATGTAATCGTGATTGAACCACTCAGTCACATCATACCCATGAGCCATGATCTGATCCACCTCGACCAGACCCATCTCCTCGTAAACCACGTAGGTAATCTGCACATCAATGGTCATCCACGGACAGTCAAGCTCACTGTCAAATGTTCTGTGTATCATCGCTTCCCTCCAACAGACTTATCATCCACTCAATATGGGACAGCGGTGCTGATTTACCACACGCCATACCGTACATGAAGGCACCCAGACCAGCACCAAAACCTTCACGCCTGTACCTGCGACACTCACGCAGGTTATCAGCCTTCAGATCACGCAAGTCTTGCCTGAAGCTACGCAGTTCTTTTAATAGATCATAGTTCATATGTAGTCTCCTCGTTCTCCTTGATTACAGTATGGTTGAGTGCTAACAGATCGTCAACTCTCTGCCTCAACTCGTTGTTCTGATTCTGCTTGGCAGTTAGGTTACGCTGCATGATACCCTGACCCCACTCGTACACATCCTTGACCAGTTCCAGTGCAGTCTCCACCGTTAGAACGCTCGACACTATACGACAGAATGCATCAGGATCTTCAAGCAGATGCGCTGTGATGTCACCATCACTGTAGCCCCACCGCTCCATCAGTTCAAGTGCATCGCTGATGTTGTCAGGCTGCATGTACTCCATGATCTCATCATCATAAGTTTCAAGATCAATCTCAGTGCTTATCTCAATGTAACTATTTCTCCAACCCATGATACTTCTCCTTTGTAAACTCAGGTTTACTTAACGTGCTCGACAATAACCGAAGTCGTGTCGAACTTGTAGCACAGTTGACAGTCGATACACTTCTGCCCTGTGCAGTTAGCATCACCACGGTACTGCTTGGTGACGTTGTTGAACACGCGATGAAATCCCCTTGGTGGTTTCCTCATCACGCGATCAATCTTTGGATTACTATAAACAAGAATCATATTACTTGGTACATGATGCCTGTTCGGACGGACTATGTCAACTCGCTTAGTCCACAGCGCAAACGTACAGTGACCATTGCTCTCTGCTATGTCACATAGATTGAGGAAGTGAGTATCGTTAATCAACTCCCCGTGACCATGAAACCTCACGAATGCAGCGTTGATCTTTGGAATGTCAACACCCCTATCACTACTAAGTATGTCACTATTACGCTGGAATGATGGTTGACAATTCTTACGATAGGTACTCAGCATCCGCTGGCTGTAACACATCGTGCAAATGTTGTCTGCTCCACCACTGGTGTACTGCTTGACACAGTACGCATTGGTAGCTGTGTTGGTATTGATAGCAGGAATACCCGCCAACTTACCACTCATCTTAGATACACTGACCATCACTTACTCCTCCACACTCTTCCCTATATGTCGCTCATACTCTGCTTCTAACATCACATAAGCATCCATATTCTTGGGCAGTAGCTTAAATATTTCCTTTGCAGCTACACGACATTCGCTCTCGCTCCCCTTGAACACAACTGCCGCTGGCTCTGGGCTGTTGTAGTCCCACTGCAATACAATCCACCTTTCCATCACTTACTCCTCAACTATGAGTGTAACCATCAGTCTCAATGGCAAGCCACATACCACACCACGGCACTACGACTGCACCATCCATACAAAAACCAGACTCAACACTACGCCTAAACTGCAGGTAACTCAAGTCTGATTCACCACGCTTCCACAAACGTAACAGTGAGCGGCGCTGATATTTTGTTAGTAGCATCACTTTACTCCCGCTATCTTTCCATCACGCATGGTGACAACGGCAAAGAACTCACGACCACGCCCAGTAATGTGAGGTCTGTTCGCTCCTGTTAGCTGCCCATCTCTGACGTACTCCTCACCAAACATACTGGTTTCGATGTACTGCAAAGGCTGACCAACATTTTCTTTCAACACTTTCTTACTTGGATAATTAAATACAATCATTACTTCACTCCCTCCACTCGTTGTACTCATACGTTTCAGCATCCTGCTTCGTGTTTAGGTGGTTGGAAAACATCACAGCCAGTAGCTCACCACCAAACTCGGCAGGCTCCCACTCATCACCGTGACACCACTCAATGTAGTCACAGTCAGGAGTCCCGACATAACCGATCACATTCCACGCACCAGTGTGGCTTTCAACTGCGCGCCACCGTCTCAATTGCAAGGTGTGTGTCTGATAACCAGCAAGGAAACCATCGTCTTGCATCGCAACCTCCGAGGTAAACTCAAGTTTACTTTTGATATGATCGGACGTTATAACCCGACCATGTATATATTATCTCATGGCATAGGGTATGTGTCAAGTGAGAGGCTCTGTGTGGCTCTGTGAGAGCGATTAACAGATAAGTAGGGGTAGGGTATGGGTTTAGATAACGTCGCTGAGAGAGCGATACAAGGGCAGGAATGACAGACAAAAAAAAGCCCCGCTATTGCAGGGCTATGGGTTTATTCTTCAGTGATCTCAAAATAGAGTATCAGGATAAGGCCGCCAACGATCAGCGGCCATGCTATTGAGGGGTCTATCATGCGACCAATTCCAGAGATGCATTCGCAAGGGCGTCCATAATCTCGGGCGTTGTCAGACCATTGGCGCGCATCTCTTTAATAGCGTCTGCTAGGATCTCTGGAGCACTACGCTTATCCTTATCTAGCGGCTCGGATGATTCCGATTCGGCCTCGCCTGCACCATCCGCTGTGCCAGCACTGGGGATCGCTAGGGCGTGATACATCGGTGCAAGCCCGTCACAATTCTTTGCCAGCTTTGCTACCAGCTTTTGTCCGTCTGCGGGCTTGGATAGCTTGTGAAACTCATTCAGCTTGATGTCACTCGCCAACATTACTTTCACGATCCGCGACATCCGAGACTTCAGAGTTTTCACGCTGTCTTTGTTGGTGGTGGCGATCTGCTCCGCGTACCCCTTCAGAAATGCTTTACCATCCTCAGGTGTCTTAACTTCTTTGCGGATCGTCTCAATTGTTGTTGCCAGTACTTCGCGGCCTGCCTTCTGCTGTGCTTCCGCGACCTTCTTTCCTGCCAATTCCTGATTCAAAAATGCGTTATCAATTACGTTTGTCATGTGATTTACCTTTTATGTATTGCAGTGGGATATACCACCATCTGCCTAGCTTGAACGAGGTAAACGGAAAATGCAAGCGATATTTGTAGACTCGAGTTTACTTCTGTGGGTTTGTTCGGTAATTGTTGGCACCTTGGGCGTTGCCTATGGTGATCCTTCTCCGACTCACACCTTCGCTGATTCTGCACAGGTCTGCACAGGAACAGGGCCGGGGGGCCGGGGTAGCGTCTGTTCTGCGTGGATGGTCCCGCTTAGACACAAAAAAGAGTCAAATTAGGACTTGCTAGTACTAGTTGTTTGTTCTTATATATCAAAAAGTATATAGAACTAGTCTGTTCTGTAAATACACAGACAATCTGCACTGTAAATCCGAAGTTTTCCCCACAGAAACTGTAAATATTCCCTCTCTTTATAGATTTATCTTGACTTTCATAGAAAAGTATGTTATAATATATACTATATAGTAAATAATAAAAAACAAGTATAAGGAATAAACCAAAAAGCCCATAAGGTAGGAACTATACAGTATGGATAACGACTCAGATATAAGTAATCCTGTTGGTCGCCCTAAGAAATCTTCTGTTTCTAGTAAAAAGAAAGGTTCTAGAGGAGCAGTTGGACGACCTAAAGGCGATGCAGCAATCATAAACGAGTATAAGGCTCGGATGTTAAACTCACCGCGTTCTCGTGCAGTCATGGACGCTATCTTTGAAGCTGCTACAGACCCAGATCACAAGAATCAAGCTGCTGCATGGAAGTTAGTTATGGATCGTATTCTTCCTGTTGCTGCATTTGAGAAGGATATTGTTAAAGATGCGGGAAGAAGCGCAATACAAATCAATATCACTGGGGTTGGAAGTACGACTATTTCTAATGAACCTGAAATCGAAGGTGAGGTTGTTGATGTCACAGAATAAAGTAGACCAAGTACTTGAGAAAGCCATTAAGTACGTAACTAGAGTAGGTGACGCTAGTTCTCAGCTAGTAAACGTAGCCCTTCTTTGGGGTGACAACCCTAACGAGTCTGTATCAGGACGTTCCCACAGGCTAAAGGACAAGAACAAGGCTTGGAACTGGGTAAATGCCACTATCGACTACGTATTTGACCAAGATCACTGCGAGAGAGCCTACATTAACGACGTAGCTCGCGCTAAGAAAACGGTAGAAGAAGCCGAGTCTTGAAGTACTTTACTTACAAAGAGTTTAACTGTCAAGAGACAGGCGAGAACCACATGAAACCTGAGTTCCTGAGTAAACTTGACGCTCTCAGGGAGTACTGTGGTTTTCCTTTTGTTATCACTAGCGGCTACAGAAGCCCTAGCCACTCGTTAGAGGCTATAAAAGAGATACCGGGGACTCACGCGCAAGGCATAGCAGCAGACATAAAGACAACGAACTCTGCTCATCGGTATACGCTAATAAAAGGGGCCTTAGAACACGGTTTTACTGGCATAGGGGTCGCTGGTGACTTTATTCACGTAGATACACGGGGATCTGTTCCCGTCATGTGGACGTACTAAGCTTAGTACTAGGAGAACTTTTACAATGAAAGTTATTACAACAGCGTTACTCACAGCACTCTTGTTTATTACTGGCTGTGTATCAACTAACTCAC